CTCGGTGAAGTTGCCGCCGGCGTCAGTCGGGGTGGTGGTCGAGAGCCCAAGCCAGACGTTGGCCCCCTCGATGTAGTCCAGCCCGCCAAACAGTTGGTCCAGAACTTCAAGTTCAAGAAAGTCGGTAAAGCTCATAGCTTAATCCTCCTACGGTGAGAGGGACGCCTTCCGACGCCCCTATCCCGTTTCATTCGACGACCGTTTAGGTCGTACCGTCCTGCGCGTAGGTTATCCGGGGGTCGATCTGCGTACCCCCCATAATGTGGCGAACCCGCCACAGCATAGAGTCGCTCTCGAAGTCTCCCTCGAGTGGACCCTGCGCACCGCCGCCCACTGCAACCTTGTTCGGCGCTTTCAGTACCAGCTCAGGGCTGGTCCGCCCCGCCAGGAAGTTGAGCCGCGCTGCCTGCCCGTTTGCCAGCCGCGCAAACACGTACCAAGTGGTGCTCTTGTTCGCGCTAACGTCGATGATCGGCAGGTACTCGTTGACGTGGCCTGTGATGCTCATCTGGCGCACCGTCGCGGTGGCCCGGCCTTCCGCATCGCTCGCCACCGAGACTGCCTTCAGGATCTGGAGCATGGACCACTCCAGCGCCGGAGGAACGACCAACTCGAACCCGACGATGACGATGGGGAGACCTTCCTTGGTCACCTGTTGCCGCATCAGCCCGACCGTGGTGCCCAGGTTGGCCGCGCCGCTGGTCCCGCTCAATTTGAGCGTGCCCTTGTTGGTGATGCTGGCGCTGTCGATCGGGTGCGAGATTGGCGCCCCGTAGAGCGAGGCGTGGGGACCGGTAGCGGCCGCAATCAGGCTGGTGGCTTCGTAGAACTCCGTCACCAGCGCAGCCTCCACTAGGTCCTGACCTACGCCGTTGAACGCCCCGAGCTCGTAGTCGGCCAGCACGGTTTCCCAAGCCAGACCAAAGAGTCGGCCGTACTTCTCGAGCGTGATCGAAACTTTGCCCTCGCCGACCTCTTTGTCCTGCTTGTACTCGCCGCGCACGACGACCTTCGGCAGCTTGCCCCGCAGACCCCAGATCCCAAGGATCTCCTGGCCAGAGGCCCGAAAATCCTTCTGAGTTCCAACGCCGATGTAGCTGCGCCAGTCCGGCTTCGCCAGCGTGTACTTCGCCAGCAGCTGCCGCTCCAGCACGTTGCCGAAGAGGATCGGGAAGTCCGACATGGTCGAGGCTTCCTGCAGCAGGAACATCCGCTTGTGAGAGCTGTACTCCTGCTCGTTCAGGATCAAGGCTTGCAGCGCATCGAACTTTTCCTCAAACCTCTCGATGCCTCGCGCCTGATCGCCCACGCTTTGGTCCAGCGTCTTGCCTTCCAGAATCTCAAGAATGTTCAGCATGGTTTGCTCCTTTTACGCTACCTCCGCCTTTTGCAAGACGGGGATGGTGGTTGTCGCGCCGGCCGTGACGGTCCCGAGGGCGTACCCAAAGAACTTACCCAGGGTAAAGTCCTTGTTCAGCTGCGCCTCGGCGTCGTCGATGTACAACTTGTCGCCGACCGCCACCGCGCTGTCCGACGGCGTCTGGTCTCGGCCCGTTACCGGCAGCCGATAGACGCCCTTGCGATCCATCGGGATCATGTCGGTCGCGGCGCCGGCCGTTTTCTGCGCTACGCCCGTGAGAAAGTCACCTGCGCCCCAGAACGCCGCCCCACCCGACTGGATGAGACCGGCCGCCACCGGGGTCAGGGTGCTCTCGAGCACGGTCAGAATGTCGCCTTTCTGCTCAAAGTTTTTCGCCATTTCCTTCTCTCCCTTCGTCGCTTAGCGACGACCCTCGGCGGCGACCTTGGCCTCGGCCTCGGTAAGTCCCATTTTCTGGAACCTCTCCGTCCGTTTCTTCATGTCAGGCTTGTAGTCTCCGCCGCCTCCCGATTCGCCCAGGCCCTTCACCTTGCCAGGGGCCACTTTGGCGAGGTACTTACCCTCGTCCTCGATGGCCTTCTCCATTCCGTCCGTGATCTCGGAGTCTTTGAACTGCTCCGTCAGCCGCTCCTTGGCTACGTCCGGCAGCTTGCTCTTTTTGAGCAGGCCGGTTAGGTGCTCTTTGGCCTCGGCAATCTTGGTGGCCTTGTCGAACTTGGCCACCTTCTCCTGCTCCGCCTTCAGCTTGTCCTGCGCCTCCTTCAATTCGACCTTGACCTTTTCGATCGCCTCGGTGTCGGCCGCATCGGTAAGACGCTGGAGCTCCGCTTCTTTTTCCGCGAGCTGCTCTCGCAGCGTTTCGACTTCATTCATGTTAATTCTCCCTGTTCCAGATTCGACGAGTTCGACCAGATCCGGCCGGCGCTCGCGCAATTGCGTAAGCGTCAGCAGGTCAACATCACCCTCGTCGGGTTCTTCAGATTCGATCGCCTCTACTTGGCCGCCGGCGTTGGCGTAGGTCACGAAGTCTACCGAGCGGCTCTTGATAATCCGCTCCAGCAGTATCGTTTTGTGGCCCTCGATTTCGGCCGGGTTGCCGGCGCCGATGGCACGGATGCTGGTGCCCATCTCGTTGAGTTGGTTGTGCTTGTTCAGGTTGGCCAGTTTGGCCTTGAGTTGGTCATCGATGATGACCGCCTCGCCTTTGACGGCCCCGTCGCTCTCAACCCAGACGCGGCGAAGGTTGGCCGCCCAATTGCGCACGCTACCCTCGGGTCGGGCCCGCCGCTCTGCCGCCGTGTCGTGATCAAGAAACATCTTCATACCCTCAAACACGCGAAAGTCGCGCCGGAGTACGTCGGCCGGATAGAAGCGCACGTGATCCTTGGTAAAGCCCGGCCGCACGACCGTGATAGTGGCGACGCCCTTCTCCTCGTTGTAGGCACCCTCCTGCAAGATTTCGACGCCGGCCATCAAGGCGCGATTGGTCTCGGAGTCCTGGTGCTTGAAGAACTCAATCTGCCCCAACCTCTTTAGCGCCAACTTCCGCGAGGAGTGGCAGCTCAGCCGCTTGCCCTTTTCTGAAAAGATGCACCACTGGCCGCCTACCTTACGGACTACCTCTTTCAGCTGAATCCGCCTCGACATGGCTACTCCCCTTTGCGCACCTGCGCGCGCCCCTTCAGCGGGGTAGGTGGTACAGGGGGCGGCAATGTTCTAACTTCATGCGGACCGGCTCGCTCCTGGCGCACCTCTTCGATCAGACTCAGCGTCCGCTCGCCCATCGTTCGGTGAAAAAGATCGCCGACCCGCACCCACTGCTGAGCGGTCTGTTCGGTCAACTCCAATTCGCGCTTAGTTAGCATGGTTGCCTCCTTAAACCAGCCCGATGACAGCGGCCTCGATGTCGGTGATGGTGGCAAACAGCACGTCCACCTTCCCGTTGGCGTTGTTGAAGAGCGCCGGCAGGAACGGACCCACGACGTAGAACTTGTTGGCCGCCATCGCCAACACGATGTCGTTGAGTCGGCCGTGCTGGCACAGCGCCGTCTTTACGGTCATGTTGCCGCTGGCGGTGGCGCCGGTCTTGATAAACAGCATCGCCAGGCCATCGTTGGAAAAGTCATCCGCCGTAGCGACGGGCGTGTAGGTGTACTCGGTGATGGCTAGGCGATTCGAGTTCTTCTTCACATAGGTTGCCATTGGTTACTTCTCCTTCTTTGCCTTGCGGGGCTTCGGCTTCGGCTTTGGCGCCGTCGCTTTCGAGCACGTAAAAGCCTCGATCAAAACCTGCCGGCCGGGGGCGAACTCTACTGAGATCTGATCGCCTGAGTGCCGACCCGAGATCTTGCCTTCCACGATCACAGTGTCGGCGTGGTTCAGTTCGTTTCCGTCTTTGTCTTTCCAGCTCATGGTGTCCTCCTTAAACTACTGGTGCTCGTGCAGGTACCAGCGCACATCGACAGCGAGGGTGAAAAGCTGGGTGCTGGTGCCCGCTCTGAAAACTGTTATTGAGCCGAATCGGCCCCTGCGCGTGGTTAGCGCTGCAGATCGGGCAAGGGTCGGCGGCAACCACGGTGGTCTTGAACTGCCGGCCGCGCGCTATGAACTGCTGCAACGAAGACTCCGACATCGCGTTGTTCATCTCGGTGGTGGCGATCAGCTGGTAGAATCCCGCATCCTGGGCCGAGTCGGTATCCAGCCGGTCGTTGTTGAAATAGACTTCGATCGTGTTGCGGGCCTGAACGAGCCCCCCCGACGCGTCCCGGCTCATCGGCTGCGGAACCACCGCGATCACCTCGGCCCCCAGATCCAACTCGAAGCTGATCGTCAGGTCTTCGCCTTCGTGGAAGGGGATGCCGCGCAAGTTCACCAGCGCGTCCGGGCCGGCGGACATGTGCTGGTTGCCGACGAGCCAAAAGACCATGGCGGCGACGACCGCGGGCCGGGCCCCTACGATTATCTGCTGGCGGCGCTCGGCGCCTGCACCTCGATGACGCTGCGGCTGTATGCCG